TCAGCATACTTACCCAGTTCTTCTTCAGTAATGTCTTCAGGTGGTTCAGACGGGACACGATTTCTATCTTTTTCGGGAGTATCATCTATAACCTCTACTTCTGGTTCGCCCTCTGGCTCGACCTCTGGTTTAGCCTCTAGTTCTGGAATCTCCCCAGAAAGATCTACTTCTAACCCACCAGAAGGGTCAATATCAATCTCTGTACTCGCTTCTTCCCCACCTTCGGGGAATTCGTACTCTACTTTTTGAAATGGCATAGTGACTCCTTACGCTCTTGTTATACCTGCAGGATCTGAAACAACTGCTTCGATAGAGTCATCGTTCATAAGACGGTACTCTAACCCCCCTACCTTAAACCGCGTACCTGAGTTAGCGCGGAACATAACGTAGTCACCTTGTTTACACCAAGCACCTGTGGGAAAACGAGTTTTATCAGCATACGCCTGACTACCCATATCCACAACCAAGCCTATTATAGACATAACATGCTCCTCGTGCATCGTCGTTGACGATTTAACAAGGTCAGTATCATCAAAAGTTTCTTTCACCTGTGGCAGAGCTATTAGTACTCTATAGCCTACAGGAAGCGGTAGCATATCTTCTAACTGTTCTTCAGTTATAGTTTCAGCTTCACTCATCATCACCATCCATATAATTGCGCGAGAGGTCTTCTACATTTCTTATACAGGTTTCCAGACCTCGAATGTAACCTGCTATATCTTTATATTGGGCAAAATCTTTGGCCCCTCCAGATGCTATAGATTCTATAGCAGATGCCTTATCTTCTTCAAACCTTTTCTTTAGTACTTGAAAGATAGTATTTGCCATTATTCTTTAGTATTGCCCTGTATTAGTTTAGCAGTATCGGTTGCCAGCTTAGATTTAGCAACTTCTGTATCTAAAGATAGCCTAACACCTGCTTTTTCTGCCTCTAATTCCAGTTCTTTCTCTTCTAGCTCTAGTCTTTGCATATCCATTACAGCGTCTATCATATCTACTTTCTGTTTTCGTTGCTGTTCTGCGACCTTAACTTGAGAATCTACAGAATCTTTCTGAGCTTTCTGCTGTAGTTCTTGTGCCTTCATAGCAAGTTCTTGTTGTTGCATCTGTATAACTGGATCTTGTGCTTTTTGTTGCGCTTCACCTTGTTGTTTTTGCATTATATGGGCTTGCGTTACTTTCTCTCCTGCCTCTGCTACTAGCTGTGACAGTGTGACCTCTATCTCTGGAGGGAGCGACTCGTTAGGTGCAGGTAGTGGTACTCCTAACTTCTCTTCTATCTGCTGTCTGTACATGAAGGCATAGTGTTCTGCTATGTGCGCTTGTAGCGCAGCCATCATACGTTGAGCTTGTGGGTTCTGCCCTATCGCTTGAGCAATCATAGGGTCTTTCATAAAGGTTTCGTGAGCCGTTATATGAGCCGCGTGGTCTTGGTATATGAATGCCTTTAATGGTTTACCCATCAGTACATTCATATTCTCACTTATCGGATCTAGTGGCTCTGCATCGTCCTCTGTAGGTACAAGTTTATCTGCGTTCTTTATACCTAACACTTCTATCATCTGCCTGTGTAGCTGCGGCAGGTTATATATCTGGGGGGCTTGCTGCGCCATCTGCAATACCGCTTGGTATTGCACTACTCTTTGGGCCATCGTGGAGCTATTTGGGTCACTGACAGGTATAACATCTACCATGTCATAGTCCGACTGCCTCGCACTCATCTCCCCACGATTGGGCTGATACCCGTACTCTTCGGGGGCATATTGGGCCATTATTGCTTTGAGGAGCTTGAATTCAAGCTTCATAGCGTAATGAACACGCGCCTGTACCGCAGCCATTGGCTTCAATGTACGCTCTAATAGCGCCAAAGTAGTACCAACGGGGGCATTAGCTGACATATCAGAGATGTTCATGTCACTGATAGCGCCTAACCGCCTACCTTCCGTAGTTATCTTGTCAAGAAGCGCCAATAAGGTCTGACTAGGCTCCTTGTAGGGTAATGGCATGATATTGTCTTTAATACTGCCAGAAGGTACATCTACATCCTTGAACTCTCCGGGTTCTATCGGGGTATCGTCCCCTTTTACCCGCAATCCACGGGTTTTAAGCCCTGCCGGTAGGTTAGCTAACGTCCCTGCGTCCACCAACTGCCGTATAATCGAAGTACCTGCCTTAGCGTACCCCCCTACGATATGGATAAGCCCCATCCCATAGAACCCAAATCCGGGTACGTACACGTAATGTACGAAATGTTGGCGTTTTAGCTCAAGTTCGTCCTCTTGATTCCAATTCCTACGTATAGCTAGGACAGTGTTGCTTCCTTGCTCAAGGGTTATGACGTAAGGCTTGGCAATATCCTCCTCATCGTCTATCCCTTCAATCGTAGTAGTGACATGTACCTCATAAAGAGCGTACCGATCATCGTCTGTGAGAGAAAACCCAGCGTCTTTGGCTTTCCTTTCTTCAATATCAGAGTGGTAAGGGACAGGATCTTGCAGTTCTATCTCTCTATAGAACCCACTAGCCTGTAATTTACGTAACTCGTTCTTAGTTTTACGCATAATATGAGTCACACGCTCTGCAGACTCTATATTTGACGCTCCGTAAGGGACAATTACATCCTCTGCGGGTATAAACATAGCTACTTGCCGTCCTAAGTTAGGATCGTAGTAGACTTTTTTGAAGGCTGAACCTGCTAAACCAAGGCTATAGAGCAGTCTTTCATGCTCTGACCTATACTCCACCATCTTTTCGGTTAACTCATAGTTCATATCCGCTTTTACACGGTCAGCAGCTTCCAGAGTTTCCTTATCTTCCTGCCCAATTACCTTTGTACGTACTGGCCCTGCGGCGGGGAAGGTTTCACTCATAGCCTCTGCTTGAAAACGGATAGCTGCTTCGGATAAAACCGTAGAGTACACACCACAAGCGTTTTGAAACGGTTGAGAACGTTCTTCTATCTTTAAACCTATGAGATCCAAACCTGCTACGTAAGTCTCTGCCCACTCTTTCCTAGCGTCAACGTCAGCCTCTACAAGCCCTACCATGTCATTTGCTAAAACAGACAACTGATTGTCTTCTAGAAAATCTGCTAAGTTGGCTCCAAACTCAGTCATGTCTCCCATATCAGCATCGGGTATTATTGTTATCTCCATGCTGCCGTCAGATAGCGTTACCATTTCTGGATCTACAATCTCTACTGACATACCCTCTTCGGATTCAGCTAACTCCTCCATACCTTCCGGTGCTGCGTATAACCCTTTCTCGATTGCCATTAGTAGTACCCACCTCGTTTTTGTTTGAAGTACCGTATCTCTTCTGGCTCATCCGTTGGTAACCGGATAAACCCTCCTTGTCTAAATCTCATTAGCGCCATAACTGTAGAGTCTACTAAGTCATCATGGCTCATAAATGGGAATCCTGCAATTTCTTCAATGACCTCTTCTGCCCATCTAGTAGACGGCATCCACACCAAGCCAGAAGCTATAATATCAGCCACAGAGTTCAATCGGGCAAGTTTATCACCTGAACCTCTGTGAGGAGTGTATTCTTGTACAGGAAGGCCCATACGCCTCATCTCTTGGTACAACGCTACTCCTGAACTTTTCTTCTCTACGATGAACGAGTCTGGCTCCCACTCGTCGTACTCCTCCATTGCTAACAGTTTTAACTCTGGAAACTCTAAACGCTTCTTAATACTGTTAAGCAGGATGATGTTATAGGCACTTGTGTCCTCGTTAAAAAATACCCCCCATGTGGTAATGGCAGTATAGTCAGCGCGGTTGTGTGTCTCTGCCGCAGAATCTAACGACATGATAATATACTCACACTCAGGGGGCTTCTCGTTACCCCATAACTGCCACCACTCTCGTTTTACTATGGCAGCTTCTTCTGCGGTTGGCTCCTGTTGGTACTGGGCATTCCATTGGAATACCGGCATTGATGCCTTGGTACGGAGGAGGGCGTTAAGATCGAAGAACTCAGGCCATAACGGTTTCTGTACCGGCTCCCCCTCCTTGTTAGTGGTGTCTAATATAGCTGGGAACTCGACCACTTCATACTGATCAGACAGGTCATTGTTTGCCATATCCCTAGTCACACGACCTGTCAGGTCATCCATGTGCCAACGGGTCTGGATAATAGCTACCCTACCCCCCGGCATAAGGCGAGTACGAGCGCCGAAGGTAAACCACTCGTAGGCTTTGTCAAAAACCTCAAAGTTACCGTTAATGACATCCTGCTCTGAGTGTGGGTCATCTACTAATAGTAGGTCAGCACCTCGTCCCGCGATAGATGAGCCAATACCGCAAGCGTAGTACTCGCCTCCTACATTGGTATTCCAGCGCCCCGCTGACTTAGAATCCACAGATAGGGACACGGTAGGAAATATACTGCGGTACTCCTCCGTATTTATTAAGTTACGTACCTTTCTACCAAAGTCTACCGCCAGATCTGTGGTGTGTGACACCATCATTACTTTCTTATTCGGGTTCCTTCCTAGAAACCACGCGGGGAAATAGATAGAAACTAACTGAGACTTACCGTGACGCGGGGGGATGTTGACGCAAATTCTATCTTTGTTCCCCTGCTCAATAGACATTAGCAAGTTTGCCAATATCTCATGGTGCTTACCCACAATATAATCAGGCTGCATGCGCTTGCAGAACTCAAGTAGCTCGTTATAGGCTTGCTCGTTCTTTTGTCTGGAGGCGAGTTCGTCAACGATACGGTCAATCTCAGCTACCTCTTCAGAAGAGAAAGAGTCGAGGTTATCTAGCATCTGCTGTATGTCTTCTTCTGAGAAATCTAGTGCAGTCTCAGTCATCGTAGTCTTCTTTCTCTTCGTCTACTAAACCAAGTTCAGCTTGTACATCTACAAGTTCCGCATCTTCTATGACTTCAAACTCACCAGCTACAAGCTTTTCTAGCTTACCCCGCAATTTACCACGTAGGTCATCGGTAGACTGATGGGTAATTGTAATTTCTGATTTCTCTGCAAAAAGCCCTACGTCTGAAATCTTACCTAGTAGCTCCAATGCCCTCAAGCGTATACGGGGGTCAGCGTTCTCTGACTCTAACAAAAGTTTGTTGGTTACGAGATGTCTAATATGTATAGAGTTTTCTACAACTGACTGCCCAAACTCTTTAAGGATAGAGTCAGTTAGTATCAAAGACGCGGGGGTTAGGCTTGTGGCTCGCTTAGTAGTCACCTTCTTGGACGTTTTTTCGGGGTCTTCAGCGTAAGCGGCTACTAACTTAGCGGCGTGGTCTTGGTCTTCTAGGGTAAGCTCTATTGGTAACCCATGCTCTGCCAACTGCACAGCGGTGTTAGACGCAGCTTCAGCCCTATCCTTTAAATCCATGTAGGAATCAGACTCAGTTATCTCTACCCCTACTTCGGGTTTTATGTGTAATACCATTAAATTTTCGCAGGGCTTACCCGTATTTATCGTTTATACATGAAAAAAATTTTTTTACAAGGGGGGCTTAAATTAGAGGGGGGG